ATCATTCTTTTACTCCCATTTGTTTCTCAAGTTCATTACGTAGTTCTTTTGATAGTGTCTCGAAGTTGTGGTTAACTCGTGCCTGGAACAACTCTTGGTCCTGTTGGCAGGGAGCCTGTACTCGAGCACGGAAGTATGAGAGCAAGAGTTCTAAGGACATGGTAATGGCAATCTGATCCTCCTTGTCTTTTACTGCTTTACTTTGCTTACTTGCTGCCTCTATAAGAGGGTAGGTTAGTAGTAAAAGCATTTCGTACATCTCGTTCCAATTATCAGCATCAAGGATATGTTTGCTCATGCTACCATCCTTGCTAAAGCAGGCAGGTCTAGCTTGTACTTCTTGCCTAGAGCCTCAAGCTCTTCGAGAGCGTGCTTCTCTTGGGCGAGGAGTGAGGTACGATCCTGTTGTTCCTGTACGATGTAGGTCATCAAGCGGTTGAGCTGTACGTCAGTCATATTGGCGAGGTCAGTTTTCTTTGGAAGGCGCATTAGTTTCTCCTAGTCTAGTCGTGCAATTTTAGTATCACCATCTGTTGTGATGGCGGTGATACCGTGAGGGTAAATACGTACAGTACTGTCGTTGTGATCGAACTGTACGTAAGGGTAGAGGTCAGGGTCTTCAGGGTATTTAAGAACATGATCCTCTGTCACTTCGAACCCCGTCATCAGGTTAGTTGAGAAGGGAACTACGTAATTTTTATCGATGATTTCCTCAGCTGTGAGGGTGTTGTCATCAGATTCATGGAACCACCATGGTATGAGTCCGCAGTAATCCAACAGATCCTTTGGTGTCTCTTCAGTGTAGTGGTTAGTAGGGTCAGCTTGTACGATAGTCATAAGTTCTCCTGTAGGTGTTGGTAGAAAGCGATCTCATCATTCATCGCCAGGAATTCCAGCGAGGCAGTTACGAATTGCTTCATGGAGTGTGTTGCCTTTACTCCATTGGCAGAAGGGGTCGGACTGGCTTGGTTCAGTTTGATTACCCAGCTCCACACGCCAGTTAGTTGTGAAGCGAAGGATACTGAAGTGGCCGTCGTGATCCAGTAGTGCGCGCTCTGTTAGATCAGTCAGGGCCACCATGTCATCGAGGGTTAGTTCTTCCATTGTCGGTCTCCTAATGTAGAGGAATGGTTAAATTTTTAGCACGTTCTTGGGCATTACGACTGATCGTTGGGTCGTCGTCTGCAGTTAAGGGACGTACACTTATACCAATAAAGCCTCGTTGTCGCTTGACCGTGCCTCGTTCCACTCCTTCAATCTCACTGATGCGACGAGAGAAGGCGTTGCGTGTCATGGGTTTGGTTGAGTTGTTCATACACCATGCGGTGTAACTGTTGTAGAGGTCAGCACCCGATACTTCTTCTGTTGGCCCTTCAACTGTGAAGTCTTCACGCCATTCGGAGAGGAGGTCACTCTCTGATTTAAATGCTTCAGTTGCCTTGCGCACTATGTCTGGCTCCTGAAGACCGCTCTCCTGCCAGAGGTGGCAGCCGGTCAGTGCCCAGTTCAGTATGCCTGAGAGTTCTTTAACGAGCTCGTTATAGAGTGCTTTGTTTATCGGATGGTGGTTCTCACGAATACAATCTTCAGGTTCCAAGAACCTCTGAAGGAACGGGATCATCTTAACTCGTGACCAAATCGCTGGATCCACATCATCGATATAGGGCTTATGGTTAGTCGCCATGAACATCTTAAACTTTATAGGAAACTCTATCGCCTCTCGTGCATATGGTGCGCGTGCCGATAGTGGCTCGTCACCTGTGAGCTGTTTGATCAGGTTCTCATTAAGACGCTGGTGGTTCCCTGTCTCTGAGGTCATGATGAATCTGCGCCCTGCGAGTGATGCGATGTTAGCATCGGGCCCTGTGGCACTGTCTGCGTTCTTACTTTTCATCAGCACTGCAGCGTTGAGGATGCGTGAGTATGATCCCATCATGTCTCGCAGTACTTTTAGGAACAGTGACTTACCATTACTCCCATTACCGTGGAGTATAAGTATCGCTCGTTCTCGTGATGAACCTGTGAGGGTGTAGCCTATGAATCTCTGTATGTAGTTAATTAACTCTTTGTCTCCACCAAATATTTCATCGATGAATTTTAAGAACTTCGGAGCTGTAGCTGTAGGATCAAACTGTACAAAGCTGTGGTGTGTAATGAACATCGCCTTTGCTTCGTTACCTTGAATGAGCTCCCCTGTCTTTAGATTGATAACCCCATTCTCCACCCCCAACATGAAGTCATCCTTGTTACAGTCGTTAGGATGGATCGCCATCTGTGGTCCTGCATGTTGGGGGATGCGTGAGTAGACGGAGAAGTGTGTGATCTGTTTGATGAACTGGACGAATCGCTTGAGTTGTTTCTCATCCTTGACAGGATCTAACTCCATCATCTCTTTTCTGAATTTCTCTGGGATTGCACGAGCCAGGTTTTGTACTTCCATTAAGGTGTCGTTCTCCCAGTATCTGTTGTTCCACATAACCCATTGATTTAACGGGGGTAAGAAGCGTACATAATTCTTATAGTCATCAGCGAATCTGTCAGCCAGTGATGCTATCTCCAATCTATAGGCTTTGGTATAGCCATCGTTACCGTATGCTGAGTTGAGGCAGTTAAGTGCTTCGTTCTCATCCATCGGTGGGTTTGATTTGGCTGCGGCTGCGAAGACTAACTGCTTAGCATCGGGGTACGACACGCCTCGCGCCATAAGGGAGGCGGCTTTGCGGAATAGCCCGTCGTTTCTCTGTCCATCCATGAAGCCTGCATCTACTGCGTTACGTAAGGTTTCAGTGGAGAAGGAACCTTTGCTTATGAGTAAGGATTCAAGCCAGGTAGGGAGAGGGGCGGGAGGGAGGTCGTTAAGCCAGGTGTAGGTTCCTTCTTCTCTTACGGAGGGAGGGGCTATGATGTAGTTACCACGCGCTCTGAAGTCCAGGTATGGTGCGAAGCCTGGTATACCTTTGATGTCTGGGTTATCAGAGTGGAAGATGTAGTGCTTACCACCTGTTGCTGTTTGAGATGTTAGGGTTGGGGGGAGAGGTTCGTATTCTTTTTCTAGTTGTCTTAGTGTTTCGTCCCCTGTCTTGTCTCCACTTACGTCTACATCAAGGACGTAGCCGAAGGGTTTGGGGGATGTCATCGAACATCTGATTCCGATTAAAGCGTTAGGCCACATCTCCCACCAGTTATAAACTATGTCTAAATTAGCGGTGGCATCCTTAACTCCATGGCTTGTAAATGGGGTCTTGTCGGGACGAATTGGAAGGACTTCGTAGCCCTGTTTTGCGTAGTCTAGGGCGGCTTTTTGTAGTGTCATTTTGGCTCCTCAATTGATGGTGTGCAACACATCGAGTTTAACACTTGTCTGAGTTGAAAACAACCACGGGTCTGCGGATAATTGTGGTAATGTGTATTTTGTGTAACAACCTAGTAAAATGGTAGGGTATATAGCCCTGTCTTTAGTGCGTGAATTATCGCTGTAACCTCTTGATTGTTGGTGGCGTGTTACACAAGCTACACAATTTTAGTATTTTGAAAAAGCTCTATAGGGTAAAAAACTGTATATAAAGTCTTTTTTTTTTTAAAATTGTGTAGATTGTGTAGCAGGTGGAAATTGTGTAGCACTCCGTTCGCCTGTGGATAAGTGGTAAATGCGTCGCAGTTTTTTAGAGGAAAGCGGTGGTAAAAAAGAAGGTGGTTATCACTAGGATGAAGAGGGTGCAGGTGGTCATCCAAAGAGCGAATGGCCACGACATATATTTCCAACTGTGGTAGGTGGCAAACCCTCCGCTAAAACTACAGAGTAAAAGTAGCGATCCAAACATCATATCAAGTGTCATAGTTTCCTCCATTAAGATTGATGAGCAGTTTAATTTTGAGACTTCATTTTGTTAGTACTGTCTTTTGATTTAGGCTATGCAACGAATCCAGAGACAGTGAACTGGATGCCTGTGAACTAACACAGGACTTGCGCGGGTAGTTAAGTTCCACTAGAGTAAGGGTATGGGACAAAGAAAACCAGGTGGTATCTTAACTGCCGATAAAAATAGGGATGTACCTGAGCGGTATATCGTTAGACCTGATGAGCTAGACGCTTTGTGTTTAAGAGAAAAGCTACCGCGTCATACTGAAAAACAATACAACTTTGTGATGTCATACATCGAGTATGGTGATCCTCTTCGTGCATACAACGATGCAGGTTATGCATCATTGGAAAGTATCGAGGCTCTTTACCGTAGAAACTACAAAGTTCAGAGGGTATTGGATTCAGAGACCGTACAAGCCCTTATGACGGGCATTCAGGAACAAGTAATAGAGAGACGAGGGTTAAAGGTCGATCACCTCGTAGAACAGCTCCTACGAGCTCACAGCCATGCTAAGAGTGCAACCGAGGAGATCATGGCGATTAAAGAGATCGGTAAACTCCTCGGATATTACGATAAAGCAGAGCGTAAACAACGGGTAGCCAAGCTCAAAGAGAAAGGTATCACTGAGTTGTCTGACTTTGAGCTGAAACGGTTGGCGAAACCTGGTCGGACTCTGACTTCGGGTGAGACGCAAGTAAAATCTGTTTGATTTGAGAGAATTTACCCGGCTCTTTAGGGGTTTTGTATTTCTTCTGCAGATATTTAATAGCAGTATCGATGTCCATTGACTGTCCATCAGGTAAGGTAATGATGATGTGGTCAGGGGTGCTGTGTTTACCGTCAACATAAACACCTTCGGGTGCAATCATAAGAGTTTTCATGAGGTTCTCCGGTTAAGTTCAAGATAATATTGCTTAAGTTCAAGCCAAGCGATGTTGCCAATGCGACTGTCTTGCCACATTGCAATTAACAATTGAGTGTCAATCATAATGTTCTCCTGTTGTAGTAAAAGAGGGAAGGGTCAACAACCCATGTTGTGAAATCTGGCAATCATGCAATACAATTCAGATTCAAGAGCTGAGCTTGCTTGATAAGATAAGCGATACCAGGTTTCTGCTTCTGTATAGACAGGTTGACCTGTGTAAAGGAGAGTTTCTGCGTGGTCAGCTAACAACAGAACATCTGTAGCATGGTCGGTTAAACCTCCACTGTTGTCTGTCCAATGGGCAACTGCATTTTTAATGGATTGAATTTCATTACGCATAACATTCTCCTGTTGTAGTAAAAGAGGGAGAGTTTAACTACCGATCCCTACGGTAGAACGAGGATTAGATTAAGGCACTCACCCACAATACAATGAGGGTGAGACCAAAGATACCGGCCAACTAAGCGGCCTGAGCTAGGATGCGATCAATATCACCCATTACTTTTTCCTTTTGCTCATTGGCCTGTGCGAAGTCTTGACCACGCTCGGTAGGTGTACGGTATTCAGCACCTGTTGTTTCAGCATACAATTCCTTTAGCTTATTAAGCGCAGGGGTGATGCGTTCTTGACGATTAGTTGCAATCAGGAATCTATCTCTAGCTTGAACAGCCTGGATTGCATTATCCTTTTTCTTAGCATCACGCATATCACCTTTAGCTTTATGACGTTGGTTATCAAGACTGGAATAAGGACGCTGGTAGATATCAACAACACTAGCTAGTAGCTGTTCCTGCAACCAATGCACTTCATTGTCAGCCTCCCATTCAGTGAGAGGAAGAACATCCTTAATGTCCTCGTTTAGAGTAGTGAAAAACTTAACAGCTACATCAGGGTTAAAAGATCCAGCATTCTCGCTGACAAATACATCACTATTTTCGTTGCTCATAATATTCTCCTAATAAGCAGTTAAAGAAAGCGCTTCGTTTGATCGGTGAAGCAACCGTTAATTCTTCATGAAACACATAAAACCTAAACCAATTACCATACCCAGTAGTAACAGTGGCCAGGCAGTCATTACAAAGAACAACCCAGCACCTAGTACAACTGATATAACCAATGTTTTAATTTGTTCATCTTTCATAGTTCATATTCCTTAGCAAATGTTTTAAGTTCATTGATTACCATGCCATTACAATTACGTTCCTTTCTTATATCATTAAGAAAGCGTGGGTTGTGCGTGAAGTTATCTCTCAATTCATAAGCTGTTTCAATTCCATAGAACATAAGTACATTCACAGTCCGAGTAGACATCTGAGGAAACCAGTGATTGTTATGATGGATATAAATACTATTCATTTCATTCTCCTGTCAGGTAAGTCATGTCATGCTCTGGGCTGTAAATCCAGACACCATTGGTGGGGTGTGTGGTAAACCATATACGGATTGTTTTTGGACCAAACAGACCACGTTTAAGTCCATATTGTTGTAATGTTTTCATGTTATATACTCCATTTAATTAATACATCCAGCAGAATTACTGAATGCATAAACCAATTGGTAAAATACGAAAAGGAAGGAGGAGTGGGAGGGTTTGCATTTACTTATATAGAAGGAAAGGGATGGGGAGAGGGGTCGAACGCACATCAAGGGTACATCGTACATAGGCCATTGACCGTTGGTATTTATCAGCAGGCTAGTGGTTTGGGTTCTCGTCGGTGGTTCTGTGGCTAGTGGTAGAGCCCCTTGTAGCTCGAGAAAATCAGGCTTGCAATAAAAAACCCGCCATCGCTGACGGGTCTCCAGTGTTAGATGAACGCCTGGGGATTATCCCAAACGCGTTGCGCAACTTCAGGATCGCGCCACTCTCCGATAACACAGCCGGAGAATACATCGGTTATGCTGGTGCATCCATCATTGGTGTACTCCACTTCCACCTCTATTAGAGGCTTCTGATTGATGCTATTGTCGATAACAAATTCTGTCTTGTTCATGATATTATCCTTGTTAATAAAATAGTTAGAAAGCAGATCTACCACAATCTTGATTGTTTCTTTTTCTTTTTCTCTGCTTCGTGAATGAATAGGGTTGTCTTACCCTCTTGCGCCACCAGTCGTAGTATGTGACTGTTGACTGTAGCCTCTAGGCAATTCTGCCTCTTTGACCACTCTTTTGCCTTTATCTCAAACTTATGCTCCTTTCCTTCCTCATCTATATGGCGTACCTGGAGGTGACGGTTGTCACTAAGATACACCTGTGTGAACTCCGAAGAGAAACCATTGTTCTTGATGTTGTAGTTCTTGTTCATGATAAGTCTCCTGTAATGAACTAATTGCCTCACTCAACTATTGAGTAAGATCGCAACCTATTGGTAAATTACAATCGGGAAGAATTGGGTCCCTCCCTGCACAATGTGAAATCGTGGGTCCCTGTCTGGATTCAAAATCGGGGATGGAGTAGTTCCCCAGTCGACACCCGGGGAGGGGACAAATACACCTAATCTCAGAAAAATTCCCAAAAAATTTTCACCAGAATTTTTTACCAATTTGCCAAAACCATTAGTAATGCTTATAATTTAGACAACAATTGACAAGAGACCTTTCACATGGAACTTCATACTCAGTATCTGGAAGAGACTCCATTGCATAACGCAGTCTCAATTCAGCTCCATAGTGATTTGACGAATCAAGAGAAAGCGTTCGTCTATAACTTTATAACCACCCACTCTGTCCCCAGTGCTGCAGGTGTCGCCGGACTAACGCCAACTCAGGCTCAAAAATGGCTAGAGACTCGTAAAATCCAAGAAGCGATAAAGATATATGACGAGGCCACACTGAGCTCAATTCGTGTAACTCGTGACCATTTAACCAATATGCTATTCGATGCACATCGTCATTCCGCAACTGCAACTGAAGAGATCACAGCAATCCGTGAGATTGGAAAAATGAACGGACTGTATGAACCAGAGAAAATTCAAACTCAAAATGTCACGTACCATAAAGTTGAGCAGCTGGAACAACTGAGTGACGAAGAACTAATGGCAATGGCAGGAGAGGATGACATAGATCTTTTGCCAAGTACTCAACAACAAGCCCATGACTAAGCCTTTTGTAAGCAAGGAATTATGTCCACAATGTGCGACAGTCACCTTTCTTGTGCCAGAGGAGAATATATGCTCAAAGTGTGTTCGTAAAAATGAGGCGGAGCAGACAAAAGCATCTCTCCAGGAAGAGAGAAGACAGGAGAAAGTCAATCAAAGAACATTGCGGGATCAGGAATTTGCAAGAAGAATCCTAGCCCGTAAACATCTTCTTCCATTCGTTTCCAGATTCGTTAATGACTATCAAGCAGGTTGGGTTCACAAAGATATTTGCAGTCGGCTTGAGAAGTTCTCACAAGATGTAAAAGACGGTAAATCCCCGAGGTTGATGTTATTTGTCCCGCCACGTCATGGGAAATCCGAGATAGCTAGTATTCGATTCCCTGGTTGGCATTTGGGACATAATCCAACGCACGAGATTATGGTCTGTTCCTACTCTGCGTCTCTATCAATGGGATTTTCTCGCAAAGTACGTGAGATGCTCCGCGACAAGAGTTATCAGAATGTGTTCAACGATACGAAGCTGCATAAGGATTCCCAATCTGTGGAATCATGGCTTACTACTTTAGGCGGAGGGTACATGGCAGCCGGTGTAGGGGGAGCAATCACAGGTAAAGGTGCTCATATCTTATTGGTTGACGACCCTATCAAAAACTTCGAAGAAGCTGATTCAGTAGTAACCAGAGAATCGATCTGGAATTGGTGGACAACCACAGCGTATACCCGACTTGCTCCAGGCGGCGGGATACTCGTTATTCAGACTCGCTGGCATCAGGACGATCTCAGCGGGCGACTTATCACTCAGATGGAGGATGCCATTCGGGCAGGAGAGACTAGTGCAGGAGAAACATACTACGATAACTGGGAGATTATTCGTTACCCCGCGATTGCTGATGCGGATGAGCCTTATCGCAAAGCGGGTGAGGCATTACACCCCGATAGGTATCCAGTCGAGGCGCTACAGAGAATTAAGGCGTCAGTTAACCCGCGAGATTGGGCAGCACTTTACCAGCAGACACCAACATTAGACGAGGGTGCCTATTTCAGGCGCGACTTCTTCCGTTATTGGGGTGAGCACCCTGATGACAAGGATCGTCCTGATTTACTCACTATTTATAGCACTTGGGATCTGGCGCTTGGTAAGAAGGAGACTAACGACTTCACTGCAGGACTGACTTTCGGTGTAGACGTTGAGGACAATATTTATATCCTTGATCTTAAGCATGGTCGATGGGATGCGATGGAGATTGTCGAGGAGATGATCGATTGGTACGAGCAGTGGTCACCTGTTGCTGTTGGCATCGAGCGGACTCACATGCAGATGGCCATCGGGCCATTCCTTAACAAGCGCATTCGTGAGCGTAAAGCATATGCTATGTATATTCACGAACAGTTACCCGGGAGAAGAGATAAGGAGCTTCGTGCCAGATCGATGCAGGGTCGATTGGCACAAGGTAAGGTGTTCTTTCCAAGGCAAGCACCTTGGTTGAGTAAGTTTGAGCTAGAGCTCCTCCAGTTCCCGGCAGGTGCGCATGATGACATGGTCGACGTTTTTGGGTATGCGGGCTTGTTGCTGGAGGAACTTATAGCACCAAGAACACCTGTTCCGCCCAAGAAACCATCGTGGCGGGATAATTTGGAGAGATTTGTCAGAGGGGGAGATGATGTTAGAAGTGCAATGTCGGCGTAATAAACAGGAGGAATAAACATAATGCCTAACCCTTATAACTCATATGCCCCTTTATCTATAATTGAGCAGTTAAATCAACCTCGGTTGGGTGAGGCGCGAAGTACAACGCCCTTTCAGTGGGCAGTTGAGCAGTACACTCCGTCGACCCCGGCGGTGCAGCATGGGGTAAGACAGGGACTAGCTAATGCATTGGCGCTCCCTCAATTCTTGGGAGATCTGGCTAACACTCCTGATACGTTTATTAACAATAATATTTACCCCTCTACCCCTGAGACCCGTCAGGACTATTTCCGTAACTTCGACGCAGCATCTCAAGCATATGGGAGAGATATTACCGGGGCGACGGAGTATGAGAACTATCCGAGAACCCCCGGTAATATTGTAGGTGATACGATGCTTCAGATAGGGACGGAGGTGATG